TGCAATCGGTCGCCGCCAGGATCAACTGATCTTGGACGCGCTTACCGCTGCATCAAGCACCGGCACCGTGGCGAATTCAATTGGTGGCGCAAACACCAACATGAATATCTCCAAGCTGCGCGAGGCCGCCAAGATCTTGAACACGAAGAACGTGCCGTCTGATGGTCGCCACATCATCATCCATGCCAACTCATTGGCATCGATGCTTGAGCAGACCTCTGTGACCAGCTCGGACTTCAACAGCGTCAAGGCTTTGGTGCAAGGTGAGATCAACCAATTCATGGGCTTCACATTCCATGTAATGGGCGACCGCACCGAAGGTGGTTTGATACTGGACGGCTCCAACGACCGAGTCTTGTTTGCATTCCACAAAGACTCTGTTGGCTACGCTGAAGGTATCGCCCCCAAGACTGAAATCAACTACATCCCCGAGAAAACGAGCTACCTTGTGAATGCTCTGTTCTCTGCCGGCTCTGTAGCGATTGACGTTGAGGGTATTGTCAAAATCACTGCACGCGATACTGCGGCTGCAGCTTAATAGGAGGGTCATACCATGGCTTTCGATTCTGTAGGCTTTAGTTCTGTTGGCGGTCAATCCAAGGCTGGCAATGCTCCCGCAATTTATACCTACGCAAGCGCAGACGCACAGTCTGTGATTCGCGCTGCCGGGTATTTCAATGCGGTGGCATCCATCCTCAAGGTTGGCGACATCGTCTTCTGCTACTCGGCAACGGGTGGCACGCCTGTCATGTCCACCGCTTATGTGAATTCCAACACCGGCACGGTGGTGGACATCACTGACGGCGTGGTGGTTACTGCAACCGATACCGACTAAGTCGGCTTCGCTGCAACCGGGCCAGTCACTGAGTATTCGGGGGCTGGCCCTTCTCACATTAAGAGGTTTACATGGCTGCTGGCGACACTGGTGTATCGATCTGCTCTGATGCCCTGCTGCTGATTGGAGCCAAGGCAATATCGTCGTTCAACGATGGCACCGACGAGTCGAGCGTGTGCGACCGGCTCTATCCAGACATCAGGGATTCGACCCTGATGATGTACCCCTGGACGTTCAGCATGAAGAAGACGCAGCTCGCGCAATTGCTGACAACGCCAGCAAGCGTCTGGCGCTACCAATACCAACTACCGGGTGACCGCTTGGCCTCGCCCAGGCTGGTTGTCCAGAGCTCCTCACAGGGCTCGCCTATCCAAAAGGACTGGGAGATCCAGGGTGACGTACTGCTCACCAACCTGCCCAGCGTGTTCATCGACTATCAGTACAGCGTGCCTGAGTACGCCATGCCCAAGTACTTCGTGCAGCTGCTCAAGTATCAGGTGGCTTGGCACATCGCCGAGACCGTGACCGAGCAGCAGGACAAGGCCACCAAGTGGCAGCGCGTGGCCACCGGCGACATCTCTGAGAACGGGCGCGGCGGCTACTTCCGCACGGCGGCTCAGATTGATGGACAAAACACCCCGGTGCGGGTGATCGAAGACTACAGCCTGATCGCAGTGAGGAACTGATGCCCCGTTTCGTCGAGTTCACCACCAACTTTGCAACGGGCGAGCTCGACCCGCTGTTGCGTGCGCGGGTTGATCTGCAGGCCTACAACAACGCCCTGGCCAAGGCCACCAACGTGCTCATCCAGCCCCAGGGCGGTCTGCGCCGCAGGCCCGGCACCAAGCACATCTTTGAGCTGCCCAACGCATCCGCTGGAGCTGACAACACCGCCAACGGCGTGCGGCTGGTGCCTTTCCAATTTTCTGTGGCTGACAGCTACATGCTGTGCTTTACGCACAATCGGATGCATGTGGTCAAAAACGGCGCGGTGGTGGCCAACATCAACGGCAGCGGCAACAGCTACCTGACCACTACGATAGGCAGCACAATTGTTGACGACATGTGCTGGACTCAGTCTGCCGATACCCTGATCGTCGTTCACCCTGACCTGCAGCCGGTGCGCATTACCCGCACCAGCGACAGCACCTGGACGGCCACTGCCATCACGTTTGACTCGACCCCAAAGTACGCATTCAACATTGACTTCCACACCAATAACGGCTCGACGCTGACCCCGTCTGCGGTGTCTGGCAATGTGACTCTGACCGCCTCGACAACGCACCATGACAGTGGCGCAGCGCAAGCTGGCAGCAGCACTACCATCACCCTCAAGAACACCTCCAGCTCTACCGATGACATCTACAACGGCATGTACGTCACTATCACCAGCGGCACCGGGGCTGGGCAGATCCGACTCATTGAAGACTATGTCGGCAGCACCAAGGTGGCCACCGTCGATATTGCCTTCTCACCCGCGCCCAACAATACCAGCAACTATCAGATAACCACCTGGACAACCGAGTCGGTCAACCAGTACGTCAACGTGCAGCCACAGGGCCGAGCCAGGATCCTGCGCTATGTGTCGGCCACGGTGGTTGAGGCGGTCACCGAATACCCGTTCTTCAACACAACGGTCATCGATGCTGGCCGCTGGGAGCTGGAGCACAATTACGAAGATGCTTGGTCGAGCACCAAGGGCTGGCCACGCACGGTCACCTTCCATGAGGGTCGCCTGTACTTTGGTGGTAGCAAGTCCCGGCCATCAACGGTATGGGGCTCTAAGATCGGCCTGTTCTTTGACTTTGTGCCAACCGAGTCGCTGGATGATGATGCGGTCGAGGCCACGCTGGACACCAACGACCTAAACGTCATCACCGACATCATCTCTGGCCGTGACTTCCAAGTGTTCACCACCGGCGGCGAGTTCTTCATTCCGCAAGCTGGAACCGACCCAGTCACCCCGCTGACCTTTACATTCAAGAACGTCAGTCGCAATGGCATCAAGCCGGGCACTCGCGTGCAATCTGTGGAGTCAGGCTCGATCTACATCCAGCGCCAGGGCAAATCCCTGAACGAGTTTATCTTTAGCGACACCCAGCTCACCTACATCACCCAGCGAATATCGCTGCTGTCTGGGCACCTGCTCAAGGGGCCGCAGCGCGTAGCTTTGCGCCGGGCATCGAGCACCGAAGAGGCCGATCTGCTGCTGATGACCAACACCGATGACGGCAGCATTGCAGCCTTCAGCATCATGCGCAGCCAGCAGGTCACTAGCCCGTCTGAGTTCACGACCGATGGCTTCTTCATCGATGTGGGCGTGGATGTCAACTCGATCTATGTGGTGACATGGCGCAGCTTTAACGGAGTCAACCGCTACTTCATCGAGCTGTTTGGCTACGAGTATTTCACCGACTGCGCGTTTGTGGGCGGTGCCGCAGCCAGCGCCAGCGGTCTACCCCACATTGCTAAATCGCTCAACGTGATCTGCGATGGTTCGCCCCAGGGCAACGAGACTGTGAGCGGCGGTGGCTCGGTGACGTTTGACCGCTCCAGCACCACCAGCTACGAGGTCGGTCTGCCGATCAATGTCTTCGTCAAGACTATGCCTGCCGAGGTCAAGCTGCAGACCGGCAGCCGGGTGTCGTTCAAGAAGCGTATTGTGGAAATTAGCGCGGTGCTCAACGAGACCCAGAACATGATCATCAACCAGCAGCCGGTTGCTTTTCGGTTGCTTGACAACCCACTGCTGGATGACCCAATCCCAGAGTTCACCGGCATCAAACGGGTGAACGGCGTGCTGGGTTACAACCGCGAGCAGTCCATCGAGGTGTCGCAAGACCTTCCGGTCAAGATGAACCTGCTGGGCCTGGACTATCGCGTGGCTGTCTTCTCAGGAACATGACATGGCAATATCACCCGGACAAATGACAGGGATTGCTGGGGTAATTGGCGCCTACGGCGAGGCCGAAGCGCAGAGAGCTGCCGCGATCAACCAGCAGACCAGCTATCTGCTGCAAGCACGCGACACTCTGGCGGTGTCTGAAGTGCGTGCCAACATGAGCGAGCAGTACGCCACCATCCAGGCCGGGCGCACGCTTAAGAAAGCAGAGATCGAAGCGCAGAACTACCAGATCGCTGGCAACACTCTGCTCAGAAACATGCGAGCCACCAACGCAACGGTGCGTGCCAGGGCCGCAGCAAGCGGCGTGGTGCTGGGTGAGGGGTCTATCCAGGCCGTGCAGCGCGAGAACGTGGCGGCCACCATGCGCGATGTCGGCATCTCCGACCTCAACGCGCTGACCGCACGGGTGCTGGGCTTTGAGGATGCCAGCGCCATGCTGGAGTCCACCGACTATCAGAACATGCTCAACCTGTACAGCGCAAGAAGCCAAGCTGGCCAGCTCTCATCCGCTGCCGATGCGGCTCGCAGAAGTGGCGGCATCCTTGCTGGCGCAACCCTTGGAAAAGGGCTCAGTGAATACGCAAAGGTGAAATAAGCATGGCAACCAGAATTGAATCAGGACAGATGCAGATTCGCTCGGTGGGCAGTGTGCCAATCGTGCAGGCCCAGCAGCAGCCGGTGGACTACATTGGGCTGCGAGTTGAAGCGCAAACGGCAAATGTATTGGCGCAAGTACTTGACCGCATGAGCGCAAGTGCATTTCAGTCGGCTGGTGTTATGCGCCAGCAAGAGGGACTGCAATATGTAGCGCAGAACCCGCTGACCTCTGAGCAATTGCGGTATGCCAAAGGCGAATTTGGGACAACTATAGGTCTTGGTGGACGCGGCGAAACATCTTTAATCAGCAGCACCAGCTCAACCAATTTTTTTGACCAAGCCGTAGCCAAGGCCCGAAGCCTAGAGTTGTCTGGGCACTTTGAAATGGAAGGCCGCAACGAGCTGGTCAAGCTGCTGTCTGGCGTTGAGAATGGCAGCGTTACATCCGAGCAAGTCAGCGCCAAAGTCAAGACCATGTCGGAC